GGGAGCCGTAGTCGCGCCGATGGACGCGCGTGCCTAGCGGGGTGGTGAGGATGTCGCTGATGGATTGGCGGAGGTGGTCGAACCCACCGAGGGCAGCGCCAGTGTCGCGGCTCATCCCGGCCATCAATTCACCTCCACATCGGGGCTGCCGCCCTGCAGGATGGCACCGCAGGCGGTTTGATCGCCAACCCTGGCCACCGCCAGGCCGTTGGCGGTGGTGTCGGGGCTGCCGGTGATGATCGGGTTGAGCCCGTGGATGGGGCAGAGGTAGGAGTCGCCGACGCGGGCGATGCCCAGCCCGTTGGCCGTTGTGTCGCTGCTGCCGCTCACGACCTCCCCGCCGTGGCTGCCTGGGTCACCGATGCGGATGACAGCTGGCATAGTCAGCCCCCTGCTCCTGGATTCAGGGCCAGCGTTGGGGCAGAGAGCTGGATCAGCGGGGCGGAGAGGCTGATCTGCTCCGATGCCTCGATCTGCATCGACTGGACCATGACGGTGGCCTGGGGCAGGACCGCGTCATCGTCAGCGTCGACCCCGATCACTGCCGTGCGCAGCCGGATGATGGGCGAGGCGATCGCCAGCTCCTCGGATGCAGTGGCCCGGATGCGGGAGGCTCGCACGATCACCTCGCTGTCGCTCTCGCTGGCATCCACCGTGACGGTGTGTGCCTCGCGGTCGTATTCGACCACGGTGCCATCGTCGTAGGTGCGGCGGTGGAGGCCAGCGCGATCGCCGTTGGCGTTGCCGTCGCTGAACAGGCCAGGGATGGCAACACCGTTGCTGAGCTCGCCCGACGGGGCCAGCAGCATCACCACCTCGCCCACCTCCGGCGGATCCCACACACGGTCCTTGCCCGCGCGGGGGGAGAACCAGGGAAGCCAATCGGTGAGGATCTCGCCGTCCTGCACGCTGACGCGGATGGCGGGGAACCCTGCCGTCTCGCCGGTGTAGTCCGCCTCGTGGACAACGCCGTAGCGGGCTAGGTTGCTCAGCCGGCGCGCCTGATCGGTGGCCTCCCGGCCGCCAACACCGCTGGTGATCTGGTCATCCCGCTGCAGCTGAAACATGGTTCCTCCACATGGCTCGGACGATCAGGGATGGTTCAGCAGCGGGGCTGTCGTCGGCCAGCAGCAGCAGCTGTGAGGCGTACAGGAAGATGCCCTGCCTGATGGGGTGAGGGCACGGATCGGGAATGGGCTGGCCGATGAAGGCCTGCGCCGCGGCGCAGGCTCGCTCCAGGGCAGCGCCCGCCCGGTCAGCATCAATGCCGGCACCGATGAACGCCTCCAGCTCAGCGGCAGAGACCTCAAGGGGCGGCGGCTGTGGGGCCTTGCGGCGGCGGCGGGGGGTGGTCATCAGGGTGTCGGATCCGGCGTGCCATTGGTGATGATTGTCGCGCCGCCGATCGGGCAGGCGGTGCCGATGTTGTCGGCCGGACAACCGGGAGTGACCTGGCCACCAGGGTAGGCGCCGCTGCGCTCCAGGGGCCCGGAGCCGAGCACATAGGGATCGCTGCAATCGCGATAGGGCGTGGTGTAGAGCACCTCGTAACGGAGGATCGTGGCTCCGGTGGTGAGGCTGCCATCGAACTCAGGATCGTCGGTGCGGGTGTCGAGCAGCATGGCGTCAGCTGACTCGAAGCCTGGGATGGTCCAGGATTGGAGGGCAGCTTCAACCTGCTGGGCCATGGTGTCCAGGATGCTGTCGATGTCATCCTCGTCGTCGTTTGCATCGTCTCCGCTGCCGAACGACTGAGCGACGCAGATGATGGAGATGATGCAGCGGCGCCGCTCAAATCCGTTGAAGCCGGATGTGGAACGATCGATGACCTGCTCTGGCTCGCGGGTGTGGATGACAATGGCCGGCAGCAGCTGCTCCTGGATCGGCATGAGCCGGCCGGAGTAAACCCGCTCCTCGGCAACGGTCGCATCGCGGAGCTGTGCGACGAACGCCTTACGCAGCTGGGTGCGGCGGTGGGCGGTCATGGCGCAGCCGATTTGAAAGGGTGCCCGGCAGGCAGTAGCGATTGCAGCCCCGACCGAGTAGGGCCAGCCATGTAGCCCTCCAATAACTGGCGAGTAGTGGTGGCTGTGTTATTGCCAACTGCTACAATTTCGAGAATGCGGCCATCGAAATAAAGATTAATAGATCTGCCGATTTGCGGCGATGTGTTGATAGCATAAGCATTTGTGGTTGTGTTAAATTGAGGTGTTCCATTAACATATACCTGCCATAAACTATTAGCACTAACCATGCTTATGATACATGCATTGGCGGATAAGGACGGCGACGGGTTTCCCGCGTTTTGACGAGTGGTGCTCATAAAATCTTCAAGTATGGTGCCATCGGTCCATAGCGAATGATTGCTGCCGGCACCTGTACCCCAGTCCCCTAGGACAGGGCCAGTATTTGCAGCTACAGTTGGCGGGTCTGTGTCAAGTTGGCACACAAATACTGCCATTGCCGACGTAGTTCCAGCCAACGGCGCGGCGGCAATGGTGCCGTAGCTGGTGGCAAAGTCCAAGGCATTCAATCCGTTAATGGTACGTGTTCCCGTTGCCGGCCGAAACCCGGATGGGAACGTAACGTGCCTGTTATTTCCGCTTTTATCACTCCACTGAGTCGCTAATCCTGACGACGGAGTAATCGTACTGCTGTCCGCGGCGTCCAACCATAGCGCTGTGCTGATCTGCGCTGGAGTCCATATGGCGCCAGCTCCCGCTACTGTTCGCCTTGGGACGATCAGCATTTTGTTGCCTCCAATGTAGGGGCCAGGTCTCCACTCATTACGCGATCTCATTGACCCAGCCTGCGGACAGGTCGAAGGGTTGCCCGGCCTGGATTTGCGCCCGCAGCTCCGCCGCACGGTCCATGTTGCTGAAGCCGGCCGCCACCAGGGCATCGTGCCTAGCCAGCAGATTCAGCATGGGCTGGGTTGCGGTGCCATCGGCCCTGCGCCGGATCGCCTCGTCATACAACACAGATTGCATGGGATCCACATTGGCCGGATACAGCAGGCTGTTCGCCTGCAGCAGGGCCGCTTCCACCTGATTCAGCAGCTCCTCTACGGGCCTGCGCCTCACCTGCAGCGATTCCTCCCACGCGCCGGCCGGGCCGCCCGCCTTGGGGTTGGCGTAGTCCACCGCGCCCCAGCGGGCCTCCTCGGAGAAAATCAACGGGTCATACTCGCGCACCTTCGGCTCACCCTTCAGGTAGAACCTCAGGTCGGTGCCGTCGTAGGGCAGCCCGAACAAATTGGGCCAACGTGTACCCCCTGGGTTGGTTGCCGTGTCGCCGCGCAGAGGCACGAACAGATCGACGCTTTGCCCCTCTTGAGGGCCAGGATCGCTGTAGTAGCGAACGCCGGTTTCGGAATTGGTCTGGATGGCGGGAGGTGTCATAGTCAGGTTGCGGAGCGAGTGAACAGAAACTGAGCGAACAGTCCTTGGGCGCCGGTGCCGACGCCAACAAGATCAACGCCGACCCGGTCGCCAGCGGAGAAGGTGCCGCCGGTGATCGTGGCTGACGCATCCACCAGGCTGGCCGCGGATGCCAGAGTGGCGTTAGCGGTCAGCACCGACGTTTTCACGCCGGCCGCCGTGCGGCGGTAAGCGTTGAATGTTGTGCTACTGCTGCCGGTGGTGTCGATGTGGCAGCCGAACCGCACAGCAACCAGCGTGAAGGCGCCCGAGGGCACCGGCACTGGCACCTCCGCGTAGTTGGTGCCGGCCGTCGCCGTCTCGCCCCGGTTGGAAATCACCAGGATGATGCCGTCACCGATCGGACCGATGTCGCTGTAGTTGCTGCGTTGGTGGATGTGATCAGCCCTCGCAGCGGAGGCCGCTGTGCCAGCGCTGGCCGTTGCGGCCAGTGGCTGCGGCGTTGCATTGCTGTAGGTCGCATCAGCCCCGGCAGGGCCTTGGGGGCCCTGAGGGCCCGTCGCACCAGTCGGGCCTTGAGGGCCTGCAGGGCCGGTGGCGCCAGCCGGGCCGGCGGGGCCGGTGTTGCCTTGGAGGCCTTGCGGACCTTGCGGACCTGTCGCGCCGGTGGCGCCTGCAGGGCCTGTGGCGCCAGCCGGGCCTTGCGGGCCAGCAGGCCCGACCAGCGACGCCTGCCACTGGGCTTCCGTCCCAACAAACCCGCCAGCCACAGCCGCCTGATAGGCGCTGTTGCCGGCCGCCCCAGCGGGGCCGGTCGGGCCAGCAGGGCCTTGCGGACCAGTGGGGCCAGTGGCGCCAGTGTCACCCTTGGCTCCAGCAGGGCCTGTTGGCCCGGAGGGGCCTTGCGCACCCGTGGCACCCGTGTCGCCTTTCAAGCCCTGTGGGCCTGTCGGCCCGGCCGGACCTGTTGCTCCTGCGGGGCCGACCAACGAGGCCAGCCACTGCGCGCGCGTGCCGGTGAACCCCTGGGCAACCGCCACCTCATAGGCGTCGTCGCCATCCGCGCCAGCGGCACCTGCCGGCCCCTGGGCTCCAGCAGGGCCCGTGGCACCAGCAGGACCGGTAGGCCCTTGAGGGCCAGCAGGACCGGCCGGGCCAGTGGGCCCTGGCGTCAGCTCGATCGTTTCGATGGCGCCATCCAGCGCCGTCAGCGTGTCGCGGAGCTG